AAAATTGCCACCGCTCGGAAGATGAACTATTTCTGTCTCTACAGCAAAAGAAAGCCCGAAAGGATTTGAGTTTCCGGGGCTCTGTGCTGGATTGTTCTGGGGTATGGTTTTTGTATCTGACTGAACTGATTGCGGGATTTGAGTTCTATTAGAGTTTCTCGACATTTTTCCTCTTTTTTTTAATTATGTTCTCTAATTGTCTTCGTTGAATGTCCAAAGATCAGCGCCGGTGTTGTTGCCCTTTCCTTGACCAAGGTTTTCAAGCACAGCATAATCATAGGTTATTCCAACAGTGATATTTAGCATGTCTTCTGAATTGTAGTCCAGCGAGTCAAACTTCGCAGAAGTAATTAGAGGGTTCTTTATGACCCAAGTTTCGATTGGGTTCGTACCGTCAGCATCTAACTGAGATAGCTTTATTTCAGTGCCCAACGCGTCGACCATGCCCTGCTTGGAGATCGTGGCAGCTGCAGCCTGTTGATAATTACTTGGAATAACATATCCTGAATTTTCCAATATCTTATATAGGCTCTTTGTTGAGTCGGGATTTACTGGGTCAACGATTGTAATATTGATTGGGTCCCACTTTACTCTTCCCGGATAGTTAAACTCGTAGTTTAAAAATTGGTGAGGAGTCACTCCAACAGTGTATCCCGGCTTGTCTACGCTCTTTATCACAAATTGTGGTACTCCGGACCAATAAAGAAGCCATCTAAACTTCCTCTTTGGCTCGACTGTTTTTTCACTCCAAAATGCCATTATTTTATATCTCCTATTAGTATATATTATTCTTTACTGGTTTTTAACAAATATTAGTCGTCAAAAGAAGCACCAGTTCTCGTTATAACAAAGTCAACTGCGATAAACTCAATGGCGCGGGCTGGCTTCAAGAATATCTTTGCATACATGATATTTCTATCGATAAGGTCCGGTGTTGTAGTGGTCTTATCCAAAACCACCTTAAAATCAGACAGACCTAGGCGCGTCTTAACACTCTCAAGAAGTGGTACAACCTGTCCCGTAAAGCGATTCCAAGTTGATGGCACGTTCTGATCAAACAAGAGTCCGTTTGCAATTCTCGAAACTTCCTTCTTCACGAAGATCAACAATCTTCGAACATTGATCCTGTCCAAAGCAGACGGGGTAAGTTGCAAAGTCTTCTGCCCAAAAACAACCAAACCTTCCGATACGAATGAAGCAATTGGGTTAATGTTCGCCTCATACAGTGAGTCTCTCTGAGAAGAGAGCAGCTGCTCAGAAGCCTGAAGCACTGGTAAGCCGGCGTTTCCCTCGTTTAAGCCGCCGCGGTTGAAACCTGCAGGAGCGAACCAGACCTCATCTCTCTGCTCTGTGTAACCCATGACACCTAGAGCGATTACTGATGGTGGTGCCCATACGTCACGAGTGTTGATGGTGTCGCGGATCTTTACCCAAGGATAATAAGCTGCTCCATAACTTGAGTTTAGTTGACGAGCAGTAAGTGCCTTTGCTGCCTTTGCTGGATTAGTCTGTATTCTCTTGTCGAAAGTTGTACATATCTCTTCTGATGGCGGAACATAGACGTCCGGAAGGTCGATGATTGCCAGGGCGTCTGCTCTAGCCTCGCATGTTTGAATCAACTTTGTTGTTAGCGCTTCGTTAGTGACACCTGGCATAACCGCCAAGTTCATTTCTAATGCCTCTGGATCTCGGACTAATTCGATTGCACGATCAATACTGGCATATGCATAACTAGTATTTGTGCTACCATCGCCAACGGCACGGTCGCTCATATTAAAAGGATCAGCCTCCGTGATATCCACCCCGTCAAAGCCGCCAGCTAGTGGCATAGAGAAGCTATTAACTAGTGTCAACAACTCAGACGCCGAACCGCTGCTAAGCGCAGTATAAGCGCCCGGATCACCGCCCTTGTGCGAACCACTGGTAAACCTGACATACGTGGGGACGTATTCCGAAAGATCGTCGGTATTCGGCGTAGCGGCGCCGGTTATTTCGATTTCATCAAGCGAAAAGATATATGAATGCTTTGTCGACCCGGTAGTTGCAAGTCCCGAGTTTTGAGATGACACAAGTCCGCTGAAGGTACCAAACTTTCGAAGGTAGTCCTTCATCCCTCTGTTGACTGAAGAGTAATTCACAAAATCAGTAGTACCCTTATTGTACCCTGTGCTGCCCATAACATATTTGGCTGCAAGATCAACACCCAAAGAGCCACTGCCGACGTGTGGCGCTTGTGGCCACTGGACGCTTAAACTTGTATAGGTGCTGCCCGAAATGGAACCACTGGCCCAGTGCCCAGAACCAGTGATCTGGAAAGTGTCAGCAATGCCGGCGTCGGTAGATCCTGTCATATCAACTGGGACGATTGGTCCAAAAAATCCAAAAGGGACTGACTTTGGGTTGGAGGGTCCATTCTCTCCAACGTCCAGGTTCATCTCTACTCTCACGTAGTTAGATTGGTTCGGATAGTTTCCGTATACCTTGTTTCTCTTTTGTGATGGGTCCCACTCAAAGTATTGGTCGCCAATTCGACGAGCAATGAAGTCATTCGAATTGGGATTTAGATTGAGGTTCTCATAGCTATCAACTACATGGATGCGACCTCCTCTGCGTTGCTCGATAATGACATCGAAGCGTCCAAATGGAGAAGGATTGCCCGGGTCTGAGATCTTTATGTTCTCAATTCGAACACTTATGTCCATGCCCTGCTCTCCTTCTTGGATCGCGTGGAATCGAAACAACCTTTCAAGGTTAGCCGGCTCGTAGTCGTCGGCGGTACCAGCGTACTGTGGGATAACCCACCCAGAACGAGCTGCGCTCAATTGATGGTCCGAACTCTTAAAATCATCCATCTTATCCGACAAGCGCATAGGGAAAACGTAAAGGTCTGCGGTATTAGCTTCTCGGGCAATTCTTTCATACTCTTCTTCAAAAGTCTCTCCTAGCCAGTATTTGCCAGCTAACGAAGAAGCGGGTGGAGTGAGAACTTGATCGTTCGTAGCTACCGGGTTTGTGTTCAACTCATCTCTTATGTATTGGGCGCCCTCTTTTAATGCTACAGACTTTGCTATAGTTCCAGCACTATGAGATAAGATCAATGGTATTCTGTCACTTGTAATCTTAACAGGTTCAACTGCATTGGTACCGGAAGCTGCAGCATAGGTTGTTGCGTCGGCGTCTTCAAGGTTCTTACCGGAAACACCGACGGCGAAGTCATCATCATTGGTGTAAATCACTGCGACCAAAGAAGCGGTGAGGGCGACTGAACCAGAACCGACAAAGAGACCGATCGCTGAACCGGTGGCGTCCAAAGTCCATCCAGCTTCTCCTTCGTCGCCGGCGTCATCGCCTTGGACACCCAAAAGACGGATAACAGTCACTGGAGAGTTTATATCTGCTTTCAAGTAGGCTTGTGCTGCATATGGTGCATATGCTGGTGCCAGAAGTCCGTTACCGTCTCTCCATGGGTCATCGCCCTCGTTGCCAGGCATAGGCTCGCCAAATATCTCAACAAACTCTTGGAAAGAGTTGACCTTTACTGGCTTTAGTGCCGGTCCCCTTCTTGTGCGACCGATAACGACGGGGCCGACACCGCCTGGTTGCTTTGGTAATTGGCTATTATCAATCTCACTAAGAAAGACTCCGGGTGAGACAAACTTAAATTTCTTTGCAGACATATCAACAGATCTCCTTGTTTAAGGCTTTATCAAAAAAGTAAAATATTACTCTAGTAAATAGTTTTAGGTTTTTTCAAAAGAATAAAAGAAAGGAAAAGAAGGTCCCGGCCGAAGCCGGGACCAATTTGGTGGGATTTCTAGGATTATTAGACTGAGGTGTCAGGCTTAAGCCTTGATGTATCGAACAACAACCTCGTCTTCTGCTTCAATGGTGTTTGTGCCCATCAGTGTGATGGTTGTTCCTGAGAGTGAGTAATCATAGCCTTGTGACCATAATTGACCGTTAACATACAGAGCAACCGATGCGTCGTCATGTGCTGCGACGCTCATGGTGCTAGCTGGCAAACTTCCTAGAGCTGCCACAACTCCTGGCTTGCTGCGATCTTCAGCTTGCTCGATGGATAGAACGCCACCGGTAAGGGTAAGACCCGAACCAGGCAACAAGTCAATACGAGCACCTAGAGCGGTGTCAGCTGCTGCACGAGAGGCAGCCTCAGATGCGTCAGCTGCAGCGAATTCGCTGCGGATTGCTGCGCGGTCGGTGGTAGCAGATGCAAGACCAGCGTCAGCGTCAGCTTCGTTTTGGTCAACGTCTGCTTGAAGTGCTGCAATAGCTGCATCAGCATCAGATTCATTCTGGTCAACGTCTGCTTGAAGTGCTGCAATAGCTGCATCAGCATCAGATTCATTCTGGTCAACGTCAGCTTGAAGTGCTGCAATAGCTGCATCAGCGTCTGCTTCGTTCTGATCTACGTCAGCCTGGATGGCAACGCGAGCTGCAAGTGCTGCTGCTTCATTAGCATCTACGTCAGCTTGGATTGCGACGCGGGCTGCAAGTGCAAGAACTTCCTGTGCTGCGATATCGGAGTCGATCTCAGCGCTGATAGTTGTGTGAAGTGCAGTGTCTGCTGCTGCAAATTCACTGCGAACTGCAGCACGGTCGCTTGTAGCGGCTGCGTGAGCTGCATCACTGTCGGCTTCGTTCTGATCAACGTCTGCCTGAATGGCGTTGCGGGCTGCAAGCGCTGCTGCTTCATTAGCATCAACGTCTGCTTGAATTGCTGCCTCTGCTGCTTCTGCTCTGGTCTTTTCGACGAGAACGTCGGCGTCAATCTCTGCACTCAAGGTTGCAGAAAGGGCGCTGTCTGCAGATGCAAACTCTGCACGGATTGCAGCGCGATCTGAAGTTGCGGCAACGAAAGATGCATCAGCGTCTGCTTCGTTCTGATCTACGTCAGCCTGGATAGCAACGCGAGCTGCAAGAGCTGCTGCTTCATTGGCGTCAACGTCTGACTGAATTGCTGCGTCTGCTGCAGCAAATTCACTACGGATGGCAGCGCGGTCAGTTGCAGCTGTGGTTGAAAGGTTAGTGATTGAAGTTTGCAGATTTCCGTCTGCTGCTTCGTATGCTGCTACAACCTCGACGAACTGATCAAGCGCAGAGCTTGAGCCAGAAAGAATTGCATCAACGCGGGCGTCGACTGCATCAACGTCAGATTGAAGAGCTGCGTCTGCTGCTGCAAATTCACTACGGATTGCTGCACGATCTGAAGTTGCTGCAACGAAAGATGCGTCAGCTGCTGCCTCATTAGCGTCTACGTCAGCCTGGATTGCAACACGTCCAGCGAGAGCTGCTGCCTCGTTGGCGTCAACATCAGCTTGGATCGTTGCTTCTCTTCCGAGTGCTGCGGTGAGAGCAGAAGCATCAGCTGCTGCAAATTCACTGCGAACTGCAGCACGATCAGTGGTTGCTGCGGCGTGTGCTGCATCACTGTCTGCTTCGTTCTGGTCGACGTCAGCCTGAATTGCTGCCTCTGCTGCTTCTGCTCTGGTCTTTTCGACGAGAACGTCGGCATCGATTTCTGCACTCAAGGTTGCAGAAAGTGCAGTGTCTGCAGATGCAAACTCTGCACGGACTGCTGCGCGATCGCTTGTAGCGGCGGCATGTGCTGCGTCACTATCAGCTTCATTCTGATCAACGTCAGCCTGAATTGCAGTGCGTGCTGAAAGTGCTGCTGCTTCGTTGGCGTCAACGTCAGCTTGGATAGCGTTACGGGCTGCAAGAGCTGCTGCCTCATTAGCGTCGACGTCTGACTGGATTGCAGTGCGAGCTGCAAGTGCTGCTGCTTCGTTAGCGTCAACGTCAGCTTGAATCGCTGCGTCTGCTGCTGCGAAGTCTGTACGGAGCTGTGCACCCGTGAAGGTGTACTTGCCGGAACCGTCATATGAAAGGTCGCCGGTGCTGTCGTCTGCAGAAAAGTCGCCCATGATCTGCGCTTCGAAAGAGCTGAAAGTGATTGACTTTGGTGCACCGTCGCTGTCTGCAGCGAAAGCTAGGTGATCGCCCGTGCCAACAGCTGCTGCTGAAAGGTTCTTAAGGTCAAGGACCAAAGCTGCCTTGTCGTCACCGGATGCCACGAGACCGCCGGAAGAAGAAAGCGCAACCTGGTTTGCGGAAATTGTTAATCGTTTACTCATATCTGAGGATCCTCCTGAAGCTCCACCTGTCATGCCACTTAGGGTCATGTTGGTAGAGTCTGATGTTGTTATTGTTACGTCTCCGGATGAACCGTCGACGTCATTGGTTAGACTAACTGTACTATCATTAACTGTTGCCGTGATTTGGATGGGTAGGTTATTAATAACCTCACCAACGTATGTCGCGAATTGGGCTGTCGACAATGTTGAGCTGCTAGCGCCAGAAGCGCCGCGGCCAGCATAGACTGCCTCATTAGCGGTCTTGACGTCAGCCATCTTGTACCATGTACGATTGCCTGACACTGTAAATGCTGTGACAGACGCGTCTGTCCAGCTTGAACTGCCAGCTGGCACCAAGGCTATACTCATCGTGTTGGCTGCGCTGGTGGCTCTATCGTCCATAATTCGGAGATAGCCACTAGAAACAGATAACTGTGATGTGTATAGATCCACCTCACCTGCAGTATTTGCAGCTGAAAAGATTGACTTAATGGTGTTTAGTGTATTTGATAAACTACCAATGCTGTTCATATTGACCGTGTAATCGCCGGTACCATTCTTTCTACCATAGCTACCTAGACCAGATGTTGCCGTCCAGCCAGAAGACATAACGACGAAATCGATCGTAAGCCCTCCAAAGCCAGGCTGCTTGAACTCTAGCTTGCCTGGTGTGGTGCCGTCGCTCTTGTAAGCATCACGCCAATCGCTGAATGATTCGCCTGCTGCGGTCAACGAAAGGTCGAAGAAAGGTCTTCGAGAAGTGTTGCCTGTCTTGTATAGTGTAACTAAATCTGACGCATTTCCTGACGGAACTGGGTTTGACCCGGCTTCGCCTTCTGCGACAAATATATTGGCCAAGCTTGAATTGTCGAGCTGGATACCCAGTCGGAGAGCACTATATGCTGCTCCTTGACCATCATTAAGAGTAATGATAGTATCCACGTTCGGCAATCCAGAAAAGGCTATAGAGCCTGCTGAATAAGCCATATTTATTCCTCCTGTTTTATTGTTATACAGGTATGTTATATGATATTATTAAACAGGATATAAATTAGGAATGGAGTAAAAATTAATTTTTAATAAATGTAACTTTATCTTCTTGACTGGTAGGCAACTGAACTGAATAGCCATCCCGAGGGATGCCATACTCTAATCTAAGAGACTCTAGTTTTTTATAGAAGTCTGATGAATTCTCTTCTATAAAATTAAGAAGATTGCTCTTTCTTTTCTCATGCTCAACCACCAAGTCTGCCAAGGCTAGCTTAGCTTTCCTAGTGTTCGCAATGATCATCGAAACTTCAAGAGATTCTTCTATCGTACACTCTAAGTAGGACGGAAATTCTTCAATCTCCTCTTGTTGTGGTTCATTGACTGACAGAGGCTGCATCGGGGGTGTTGAAGACGGGACCTCTTCCGCTTGATATTCAGGCTGGCTTGGCTCAATATCTTCCACTTCTTCTACGTTTTTTGAGTTTTCTTGCGCTTTTTCTTGAGTTTCTCCAGACTCAAGAGCAACGACTAAATCTTTTAATTTTTCTAAAATACTCATCAAATTTGTCTCCTTATGAGAAAAGTATCTTCTTAAGATTTCTAACATTATTATCAAATCTACAAAAATCAGAAGACAAAAATTGCAAGGATATTTCTTTGCATTCTGTGTTGGGGTCTTCAAATTCAAAAAAGAATTTACCACTCTCTAAGCGAGTGCATGT